ATGACTTTGCAATCATCTGTGGGGGATGACTATGGCCCAAAAGAGATCCTTGGGTCCGCAAATAGAAACCTCGAACGGTCCATTGCTTCGCTCGACGCGGTGATGTGCCGATTGGAAAGCGGTGACTTGAGTGTTGGGCCCGATATTCAAAGGGCAATCGTAGAAATGCGCAAGACTCAAGACACGGCTTTGAGAGAAAGGCAGAAAGTTGATGACGACAGACGAAAACTCGACCTTGCGACTTCAGACAGCGCCATCGATTTTGACGCCGCGCGGGCTTCGATCTTGGATAGCTTGGATCGCGTCCGAAGATCTTGCGGTACAAACCCAGTTCTTGGATGATCTGGAAAGCAACGATCGGGGAGCGCTTTTGGCGCTCCCTTTTTTATTCGAAGCATGGGCGTTGGATCACCAAATGCCCCCATCTGGGGATTGGCGCACTTGGGTTATTATGGGCGGACGCGGCGCGGGCAAAACCCGTGCTGGGGCTGAATGGGTCCGGTCCATGGTCGAAGGATCGCGGTCTTTGGAACCGGGCCGCGCCAAACGTGTGGCGCTGGTCGGTGAGACGTATGACCAAGCGCGCGAGGTCATGGTGTTTGGTGACAGTGGTATTCTGGCCTGTTCGCCCCCCGATCGTCGGCCCAAATGGAATGGAACACGCCGCGCATTGACGTGGCCAAACGGCGCAGAAGCCATGGTGTTTTCTGGCAATGATCCCGAGGCATTGCGCGGTCCGCAATTTGACGCCGCATGGGTTGATGAATTGGCCAAGTGGAAAAAGCCGCGTGAGGCGTGGGACATGCTGCAATTTGGATTGCGCTTGGGGGATGACCCGCGTCAAGTGGTCACGACAACGCCGCGCAATGTGGGCATTCTCAAAGAAATATTAGAGTTGAAATCCAGCACTGTGACACGCGCGCCCACTGAGGCGAACGCGGCCAATTTAGCGCCGTCGTTTTTGGAAGAAGTGCGCACACGCTACGCAGGCACGCGATTGGGTCGTCAAGAATTGGACGGGATATTGCTGGACGAGGAAGAGGGCGCATTGTGGTCTTTGGAAAAACTAGAGGCAAACCGCGCCGATGAGTTGCCAGAATTTGACCGCATCGTGGTCGCTGTCGATCCGCCTGTGACAGGTCATAAGGGCTCGGATGATTGCGGTATCGTGGTGGTCGGGGCCGTCACTCAAGGCACGCCGCAAAATTGGCGCGCTTATGTGTTGGAGGATGCGACTGTTTCAGCGTCTTCACCAACGGTGTGGGCGCAAGCTGCGTTGGATGCGATGGAGCGGTGGGACGCCGATAAAATGGTGGCAGAGGTAAATCAAGGGGGCGATCTTGTTGAACAAGTTGTGCGACAACTTGATCCTATGGTGTCCTATAAATCTGTGCGTGCCACGCGGGGCAAATCGGCGCGCGCCGAACCAGTGTCAGCGCTCTATGATCAAGGTCGCGTGTTTCACACCCGTGGGCTTGGTGAGTTAGAGGATCAAATGACCAAAATGACAGCACAGGGCTATAAAGCGTCAGGGTCGCCTGATCGTTTGGATGCGCTGGTTTGGGCCGTTCATGAATTGATGATTGCGCCAGCCGCGGGGCACACGCGCCCGCGCATTCGCACCTTGGGCTGAATGTCATTTAAATAGCTTGCCAACGTGATGGCTCTGTTTTTGCACCTTTGTGTCGAAGACGGGGCCATTTTTAATTCAAATCCCGCATGTTTGATCGCGGGGTTCTGTATTTTTATATTACTATCAATGTCTTGTGTGTTGGTGTTGCGTGTTGAATGGACTGCCGCGCGCTCTGCTAGCAAGTTCTTTTTCCCTATCCCGTAAAACTATTTCTACCGAAGGCGCGCAGATGCACACAGCGATGTGTGAGCGCAGTCAGAGGTCACGAGATTGGGGAAGGCGCGGGCACCGCGTTGGGCTGAGATGCGCGATATGCGGATCATGCCCCCTTTCCAGACCCTCGGGTGGCATCGCTTGCGAGAGCCCCTGAGGGTCGAAGTTTGAACAGTGAGCCATGCGGCGTTTGGGGATGACCCAAGGGGTGCATTTTGCGGGGTGTCATTCGGCATCTGCGGACAGTTTTAAGGAGAGACACGGATATGGTGTTTGACTTTATGAAGCGAGGCGCAGGAGCGCAGCCTGAGGTGAAAGCCTCTGCCACGGGACCAGCAATAGCTTATTCAAGCGCAGGCCGTGTGGCATGGAGCCCGCGCGACACAACCACGCTGACACGTGTTGGATTTACGGGCAATCCTGTCGGGTTTCGGTCAGTGAAATTGATCGCCGAAGCGGCCAGTGCTTTGCCTTTGGTGTTGCAAAACCGGGAAGCGCGTTTTGAGGATCACCCGCTGTTGTCGGTGATTTCGCGGCCAAATCCTGTGCAGGGGCGCTCGGATTTGTTTGAAGCGCTTTACGCGCAGATATTACTGTCGGGCAATGGCTATTTGGAAGCCGTGGGTGACTGGGGGCAGGTGCCGGCTGAGTTGCATGTCTTGCGCTCTGATCGGATGAGTTTGGTGCCAGGGACAGATGGTTGGCCGATTGCCTATGAGTATGCTGTTGGCAACCGCAAGCATCGGTTCCATGTGGAAAACGGTCATTCGCCTGTCTGCCACATCAAATCATTCCACCCTGCGGATGATCATTACGGGTTGTCCCCGATCCAAGCGGCGGCGACTGCGATTGATGTGCACAATTCGGCGTCGCGTTGGTCAAAAGGCTTGTTGGACAATGCAGCTCGACCCTCTGGTGCGATTGTGTATGGCGGCTCTGACGGGCAATCCAGCATGAGTTCGGATCAATATGATCGTTTGCTGACGGAAATGGAAAGCCATCACCAAGGTGCGCGCAATGCGGGTCGTCCGATGTTGTTGGAAGGCGGGCTGGATTGGAAGCCGATGGGCTTTAGCCCGTCAGATATGGAGTTCCAAAAAACCAAAGAGGCCGCAGCGCGTGAAATCGCACTCGCCTTTGGGGTGCCTCCGATGCTTTTGGGCATTCAGGGCGATGCGACTTACGGCAATTATCAAGAGGCCAATCGCGCCTTTTACCGCCTGACGGTGTTGCCGTTGGTGCAAAAAGTTGCGGGCTCTATCGGGCATTGGTTGTCTGAAATGACGGGTGAGGCGGTCGAATTGAAACCGGATTTGGATCAGGTTTCGGCATTGGCGCCAGAACGTGACGCCCAGTGGAACCGCGTGGCCAAGGCTGACTTTCTCACGGCGGATGAAAAACGCGCGATGTTGGGATTGCCGCCTTTGACAGAAAATGCGCAGGCCGAAGTTTTTGATGAAATGCCCGCAGGTGATGGCGATGTGCAAACTGAGGAGACGCCAGATGCGTAAAGAATTTCAAGGCGGCCTTGAGCATAAATTTATGCGACTTGGCGAAGATATTAAAGTCACCGATGGTGTCGAAATCGAAGGCTACGCGTCTTTGTTTGGCCACGTGGATCAAGGCGGCGATATTGTGCAAGCGGGTGCTTATAAAAAATCGCTCGCGGATCTGAAGGCCAAAGGGCGTTCGGTCAAGATGTTGTGGCAGCATGATCCCGCCCAACCCATCGGAATTTGGGACGAAGTGCGTGAAGATGCGCGGGGGCTTTATGTCAAAGGTCGTCTGCTGACGGATGTCGAAAAGGGCCGCGAAGCTGTGGCTTTGATTGGCGCGGGAGCGATTGACGGATTGTCGATTGGTTACCGTACGGTGCGTGCCCAAAAGGGCCATGACCAAAAGGATGGCAAAGCTGCAAGGATTTTGTCGGAATTGGAACTGTGGGAGGTGTCGTTAGTGACCTTTCCCATGCTTCCAGAAGCGCGGCTGGTGACAGAGGAAAAGGGCGATGATCCCTTTGGTACTGAAACACTGATGCGTGATCTCGCGGACGCTTTCACAAGCGCACGCAAGCTGCTGGCCGGCGATTAAGGTCAGCGCTTTCACCCTCTAAACCAACAAAACACGAAGGATTGTTTGGATGAGCAAAACCGAGACAAAGGCTCGGGCCGGTATCGGTGTGTCCGATTTTTCGGCCAAATCAGGTCCGATCCCGACGGGACCTGCCACTGAGGTGAAGACCGCGCTGGCCGGTTTCATGAGTGATCTCAAAGAGTTTCAAACCGAAATTAAAACCAAGTTTCAAGAACAGGAAGAGCGCATGAGCATGCTTGATCGTAAATCACACAATTTTGGCCGTCCGGCCCTTTCCGTAGCCCAAGAGGTAGACATGTCCCATAAATCTGCATTCGGCACATATGTGCGTAACGGTGATGATGACGCATTGCGCGGTCTTGCACTGGAAGGCAAAGCGATGTCCACAGCCGTGAATGGCGATGGCGGGTATTTGGTGGACCCGCAAACAGCGGACACGATCAAATCCGTTTTGAAATCTACGGCGTCCATTCGGTCCATTGCGAACGTCGTCAACGTTGAAGCCACATCATATGATGTGTTGATCGACACGACTGATGTTGGCACAGGGTGGGTGTCTGAAGCGGGTGGTGTGTCTGACACTGGCACGCCGACGATTGATCGTATTTCAATTCCGTTGTTTGAATTGTCTGCTTTGCCAAAAGCGTCTCAGCGCCTTTTGGATGATGCTGCGTTTGATATTGAGGCTTGGCTTGCGGGCCGTATTGCCGATAAATTTGCGGCCTCAGAAGCATCCGCGTTTATCAATGGTGACGGCGTTGATAAGCCAACAGGCATTTTGGCGCACGCTCAGATCGACAATGACACATGGGCCTGGGGCGCGTTGGGGTACATCGCGACAGGCACGGATGGCGGTTTTGACGCTGGTAACCCCGCGGATGCGATTGTCGAACTTGTGTACTCTTTGGGTGCTCAGTACCGCGCCAACGGGACATTCGTGATGAATTCCAAAACAGCGGGTCAAGTGCGCAAGCTTAAAGATGCGGATGGCCGTTTCTTGTGGTCTGATAGTCTGGCCGCTGGTGAACCTGCACGTCTCATGGGCTACCCCGTGTTGATCGCAGAAGACATGCCAGACATCGCGTCAGATGCGGCTGCCATTGCCTTTGGTGATTTCGCCGCAGGCTACACTGTGGCTGAGCGTCCTGATCTGCGCATCTTGCGTGATCCGTTTTCTGCGAAACCACATGTACTGTTCTATGCCACAAAACGCGTTGGTGGTGATGTGAGTGACTTTGCGGCGATCAAGTTGCTTAAGTTCTCAATCGCTTAAGACCCGGAAAGAACGAGTTCGTGTTTGGTCCTGATCGGATCAGGCACGAGCGGTGGGTGCGCGTCTCGTTTGACGTGTTGTCTAGCTGCTCCCCCTCCGTCCGAGCAACACGGGGGCGCGCATCCATCATCACAAGTGGCAGGGGGACCCGGAAATCGGAGATGTACCATGATGTTAATGGAGCAAAGCCAAGTACCCCTCGTGGTGCTGCCGATCGCACAGTTCAAAGATCATTTGAGACTGGGCACAGGCTTTGGCGATGACGGGGTTCAGGATGGGGTTCTTGAGACGTACTTGCGTGTCGCACTCGCAGCAGTCGAGGCGCGGACTGGTAAAGTTTTGATTGAACGTGATTTTGCTTGGACCTTGTCAGCGTGGCGCGATCTTGGCGCGCAAACGCTGCCTGTTGCCCCCGTTTCCACGATCACCGCACTGGTAATTGTGGATCGCCTAAGCGCAGAAACTGTGATCGATGCAGGAAAATATTTGCTGGATAAAGACACACACCGTCCGCGGATTGTGTCCAGTGGATTTGTTTTGCCTTCTGTGCCTGTCGCAGGCTCTGTGCGGATTGAATTTACCGCTGGATTTGGCCCCGCATGGGGTGATCTGCCCAGCGATCTTGCCCATGCCGTGATGCTTTTGGCGGCTCATTATTATGAGCACCGCCATGAAGCGGGCACCAGTGAAGGGCCTATGCCATTTGGCGTCAACGCTTTGCTAGATCGCTACCGTAACGTGCGGTTGTTTGGAGGGCGCGGCTGATGTCAGCAGGGGTTCATCTCAATCGTAAATTGGTGCTGCAAGAGGCGCAGCGCACGTCGGATGGGGCTGGCGGCTATGTGGAAACATGGACGCAGCTTGGCACCCTTTGGGCGTCTATTCAGGCCGGCACGGGGACGGAGCGTTCTGAGGATTTTCTCACTGTGTCCCGTGTTCCGATGAAAGTCATTGTGCGTGGCGCCCCAATAGGTTCGCCGCGTCGCCCTAAGCCTGATCAGCGTTTTATCGAGGGTGGGCGCGTGTTTCGTATCTTGTCTGTCGTCGAGTTGAACGCGCAAGCGCACTACTTGGTCTGTCAATCGCGTGAGGAGGTTGCATCATGAGCTACGGCGTCTCAGCAGCCTTACAAACGGCTGTATTTCAAGCACTTTCCGATGATGTGACGCTCGGCAGCTTAGTCGGTAGCGCAATTTACGATGCAGCTCCTGCAGGGACTGTGCCCTCGCTTTATGTGAGCCTTGGTCCTGAAGATGTGGTCGATGCCTCTGACAAAACAGGCCACGGCGCACGCCATGAATTTGTGGTCAGCGTTGTGTCTGATACTGCGGGATTTTTAACTGCAAAAGGCGTGGCTGCAGCGATTTCAGATGTGCTGGTCGATGCGGATTTAACGCTCTCTCGCGGCAGTTTGATCGGGCTTTATTTCGTGTCCGCCAAAGCGCGACGCGTTCAAGACAGCGATGTGCGCAGAATCGATATTCGTTTCATGGCGCGCGTCGAAGATATCTAATTTTCATTAAAGGGGCTTATGCAATGGCTGCTCAAAACGGAAAAGATCTACTTATCAAACTCGATATGACTGGTGCTGGTCAGTTTGAAACCATCGCGGGTCTGCGGGCCACGCGCATTTCATTCAACACCGAAAGTGTTGATGTGACATCGCTGGAAAGCTCTGGCGGTTGGCGCGAGCTTTTGGGTGGAGCAGGGGTCAAATCCGCGTCTATCTCAGGGTCTGGTGTGTTCAAAGACCAAAACACCGACGAGCGCGCGCGGCAGATTTTCTTTGACGCCGAAGTGCCCAATTTTCAAGTGATCATTCCTGATTTTGGCACTGTCGAGGGCGCGTTTCAATTGACGTCCATCGAATACGCAGGCTCGCACAATGGCGAGGCCACCTATGAGCTGTCCATGGCCTCTGCTGGCGCTTTGACATTCACGGCGGTGTAAGATGGCGAACCCCTATGCAGGCGAAGTGGCGCTGACACTGGATGGCAAACGCTATGTGCTTAAACTGACACTTGGTGCTTTGGCTGAGCTTGAGGCCGGTCTGGAAACAGACACTTTGGTGGCGATGGTTGAGCGCTATGAAGTGGGCAACTTTTCCACCTCTGACGTGTTGCGACTGGTCGTTGCTGGCCTGCGTGGGGGCGGTTGGAACGGCGGCTACGATGATATTTTGACGGCTGAAATATCGGGCGGCCCTTTGGAAGCAGCACGGGTGGGGGCTGCGCTGATCGCACGCGCCTTTACCGTGCCAGGATAGATCATATGTCTTTGATTTCAAATGGTGGTTTTGATTGGCCTGCCTTGATGCGGGCAGGGATGAATGGGCTGCGCCTTAGACCGGATGAGTTTTGGGCGCTGACCCCCGCAGAGCTTTTGTTGATGCTTGGCGCAGGATCTGGATCCGCACCGCTCAGTCGGTCGCGACTTGATGAATTGGCACAGGCCTATCCCGATAAAACGTCGGATAGTGCCGCGGTGAAAGGGCAAGAAAATGGCTGACATTAACGGTCTTGATAAATTCGACGACAAGCTGTCGCAAATGGAAGATGCGATTGGCGGCGCAGAAGCGATGGCATCTGCGTTTAACCAAGAGATGGTGCGCTTACAGGCCACTGTAGCTGAAACTCATCGCGAAGTTGGTACGTTGGAGCGTGGGATTTCACGCGGGCTGAAACGTGCCATAGACGGGCTGGTTTTCGACGGAGACACTTTGGCACAAGCGATGCGCGGTGTCGGGAAGTCGATGTTGGATGCTGCATATAACGCCGCTGTCAAACCCGTGACCAACCATGTTGGGTCGGCTTTGGGCAACGGACTTGAAGCCATCATTCAAGGGCTTTTGCCGTTTGAAAATGGTGGCAGTTTTGCCCAAGGGCGCGTGACGCCTTTTGCAACGGGGGGCGTGGTGTCCAGCCCGACCTATTTTCCGATGCGCGGCGGCACGGGATTGATGGGCGAAGCGGGACCCGAGGCGATTATGCCCTTGTCACGCGGGGCAAACGGCAAGCTGGGGGTGCGCGCAGAAGGCGGGGCCAGAAGCGTCAATGTCACGATGAATATTTCGACGCCAGATGTTGCGGGATTCAAACGGTCGCAATCGCAAATCGCAGCTCAACTGAGCCGCGCGATGGGGCGCGGTCAGCGCAACCAGTAACGCAAATTTCAAAGCAGGGCTGTCGCCCGTACAACCATCCGATGGAGGGGAAAACACATGGGTTTTCACAATGTTAGATTTCCAGCGAACCTGAGTTTTGGCTCCGTGGGTGGCCCCGAGCGGCGCACCGAAGTCGTCACTTTGGCGAACGGATTTGAAGAGCGTAACACGCCTTGGGCTCACTCGCGCAGGCGATATGACGCGGGTTTGGGCATGCGTTCATTGGATGACATCGAAGCTTTGATCGCTTTTTTTGAAGCACGCCAAGGGCAGCTTTATGGCTTTCGGTGGAAAGATTGGTCGGATTTTAAGACATCTAAGTCATCAGAGGCGGTCCATTTTGAAGACCAAAATATCGCTATCGGCGATGGCGAAACCACTGTGTTTCAACTGAACAAAAGTTACAGTTCGGGCAGTGCGACCTATGTACGCCCAGTAACCAAACCTGTCGTAGGCACGATTAAGGTCGGCACCCAAGGTGTTGAAATGCAAGAGTCTATCGGTTGGGATGTCGATACGACAACAGGACTTGTCACATTTCAAACACCCCCAGAAGAGGGCATTGCGGTGTCCGCAGGGTTCGAATTCGATGTGCCAGTTCGCTTTGATACAGACCGTATCGCGACCTCTGTGTCGTCCTTTCAAGCCGGCGAAGTGCCCAATGTTCCTATCGTTGAGGTGCGTGTGTGATGGCTGATAATTTTGCACTTGGCGCACATCTGGCAAGCAAAACAACAACGGTATGCCGATGTTGGGCTGTGGTACGAAAAGATGGGAAAACCTATGGGTTCACTGATCATGACACAAACCTTGCGTTTGAGCAGATCACCTTTGGCGCTGATACCGGCATGACGGCAAATGCGCTTGAGCAATCCACGGGTTTGTCTGTGGACAACACCGAAGCGCTTGGCGCGTTGTCGTCAGCGGCTGTGACCGAAAGTGATATCCAAGCTGGGCGGTTTGATGGTGCTTCGGTTCGATCATGGTTGGTCAATTGGGCCAATGTGGACGAGCGTGTTTTGCAGTTCAACGGCACATTTGGTGAAATCACCCGTGCAGTTGGTGGGTTTCGCGCTGAATTGCGTGGCCTGACAGAGGCTTTGAATCAACCGCAAGGGCGCGTGTACCAGTCCGGATGTTCGGCTGTTCTGGGCGATGCCAGCTGTGGGTTCGATGCCAATCAATTGGGGTATAGCACTGAAATTACGGTGGAAACTGTTGAAGATACCAAGGTGTTTTCTTTTGCCAATCTGACGGAATTTGATGACCGTTGGTTCGAGCGCGGCAAATTTGTTGTCCTCAGCGGTGCCGCGCAAGGCCTTGTTGGCGTTGTCAAAAATGATCGATTGAGCGCTGATGGTCGCCGGATTGAACTGTGGGAAAGCCTACGGGCAGAGCTAACCTCAGGTGATCAAATTCGGATCGAGGCGGGCTGTGATCGCCGTGCAAAAACCTGTCGCCTCAAGTTCGATAATTTCGAAAACTTTCAGGGCTTCCCTCATATTCCAGGCGAAGATTGGCTAACATCCTATCCCGTCTCAAGTGACCTGAATGAAGGCGGTAGCTTGTACGGCAGCGGTTCGGATGGTGACGCATGATAGATGGTAAAGCAGTCGCAGATCATGCCCGCGCATGGATTGGCACGCCCTATGTGCATCAAGCATCGTGCAAAGGTGCAGGGACCGATTGTCTTGGTTTGCTGCGCGGAATTTGGCGTGAACTCTATGGGCAGGAACCCGAATTGGTGCCCGCCTATACCCCCGATTGGTCTGAGCCGCAGCGCGAAGAACGTTTGTTTTCAGCCGCCAATCGTCACCTATTGCGCAAGCCGATCGACGATTTGGCTGCCGGTGACGTGTTGCTGTTTCGGATGCGCGCGCGCGGTGTGGCCAAGCATCTTGGAATCGTTGGGATGGCGGGCGAGGCACCGACATTTATTCACGCCTATAGCGGGCACAGCGTTGTCGAGAACGCGCTGACATTGCCTTGGCGTCGCCGTGTGGCGGCTTGTTTCTCATTTGCGAACCTCGGAGGCTAAATCATGGCGACGATCGTACTTTCTGCAGTTGGGGCCGCGGCGGGGGCTTCTGTTGGCGGCGGCATATTTGGCCTGTCGTCTGTTGTCATCGGCCGCGCGATTGGGGCCACCATCGGGCGTGCGATTGATCAGCGCGTTATGGGCGTGGGCAGCCAAGTTGTGGAAACCGGCAAAGTGGATCGGTTTCGCTTAACGGGCGCATCTGAGGGCACTGCCATCGCGCAGGTTTATGGCCGTATGCGGGTTGGTGGCCAGATCATTTGGGCCACACAGTTCAACGAACAAAGCACCACGACGGGCGGCGGAGGCAAAGGCGGGCCATCTCAACCGACGGTCACGCAGTATAGCTATTCGATTTCGTTGGCCATCGCGCTGTGCGAAGGCGAAATTTCCCGCGTTGGTCGTATTTGGGCGGATGGCATCGAAATTGCCCCCGAAGACATGACCATGCGGGTGTACGCTGGGGACAATGACCAACTGCCTGACCCGAAAATGGAAGCCGTTGAGGGCGCGGGTCAGGTGCCTGCGTATCGCGGCATTGCTTATGTTGTGTTTGAGGATCTCAACCTTGAGCGGTTTGGCAACCGTGTGCCGCAATTTACATTCGAAGTGATGCGCCCAGATCAGGCGACAGGCCCCAAAAGCGATTTGACCCATTTGGTCAACGCTGTGGCGATGATCCCTGGCACGGGGGAATATGCTTTGGCCACATCGCCTGTGTATATTTCGGGGGGACTTGGTGAAACTGTTGCGGCCAATATGAATTCAGGGTCGGGCAAAACCGATTTTGACACCTCTGTGGATGCACTCAAAGACGAGTTGCCTAATTGTGGATCGACCTCTTTGGTGGTGTCTTGGTTCGGTGATGATTTGCGCTGTGGCACCTGTAATTTGTTGCCCAAAGTGGAACAAGCCGAAGTGGACAGCGCATCGATGCCGTGGACCGCAGGCGGGTTTACGCGTGCGACGGCTCAGGTGCTGCCACGCGATACGGATGACCGCGTTGTCTACGGTGGAACCCCGTCGGATCAGTCCGTCGTTGAAGCCATCAAAGCGCTTCAGGACGCAGGCCAAGAGGTGATGTTTTACCCCTTTATCTTGATGGAACAACTGGCCGGAAATGGCTTGCAAGACCCATGGTCTGGCGCGGCGGATCAACCTGCTTTGCCATGGCGTGGGCGCATTACGACATCCTTGGCCCCGCAACAAGCTGGCAGTCCAGATGGCACTTCTGGGGCAGATGCACAGGTTGCCGCCTTTATGGGCGCGGCTCAGGTCAATGACTTTAATATTGTCGGTGAAACTGTTGTGTATGCGGGGCCTGATGAGGCATCTTACCGCCGCATGATCTTGCATTACGCGCATCTTTGCGCTGCGGCAGGCGGGGTCGAAGCCTTTTGTCTTGGGTCTGAAATGCGCGGATTGACACGCATTCGTGGGGCCAGTGGTTTTCCGGTTGTGGATGCCTTGGTGCAGCTTGCCGCCGATGTGCGGGCCGTTCTGGGGGCGGCATGTAAAATCAGCTATGCCGCTGATTGGTCAGAGTATTCTGGTTATACATTGAACGGCGATTTGCATTATCCACTGGATGCGCTTTGGGCCGATGACAACATCGATTTTGTCGGCATCGATAACTATATGCCCCTGTCGGATTGGCGCGATGAAGATGGCCATGCGGATGAAAGTTATGGGTCGATCTATAATCTAGACTACCTGAAATCCAATATCGAAGGTGGCGAAGGCTATGATTGGTATTACGCCTTTGATGAGCACGCAAAAGCGCAAATTCGGACTCCGATTCAAGATGGCGCATATGGCGAAGATTGGGTTTGGCGCTACAAAGATATTCGCGGCTGGTGGGAAAACGACCACCACGAGCGCATTGCAGGTGTGCGCATAGAGACACCAACACTTTGGGAGCCAAAATCGAAACCGATCTGGTTCACCGAAATTGGCTGTGCCGCGATTGACAAAGGCACCAATCAACCGAACAAATTTTTGGATGCCAAATCATCTGAAAGCGCGTTGCCAGCCTATTCAAACGGTCGCCGTGATGATTTTATCCAGCTTCAATATGTTCGCTCACTGGTCGAATATTGGGCCCAAAGCGATACCAATCCAGTGTCTGAAATTTATGGCGGGCAGATGATTGACATGAGCCGTGCTCATGTTTGGGCATGGGATGGGCGTCCTTATCCTGCGTTCCCATCTGTGACATCCTTGTGGAGCGATGGTGGAAACTACGCAAAAGGGCATTGGTTAAACGGGCGTTCTACAGCGCGATCTTTGGCGGATGTGGTCACTGAAATCTGCGACCGCTCTGGGGTGCGCGACGTTGAAACATCCGAACTCTACGGCATTGTGCGCGGGTACACTGTGGGTGAAATCTCAGGCGGGCGCTCAGCGTTGCAGCCCTTGATGCTGGCCTTTGGATTTGAAGCGATTGAACGCGATGGCGTGCTGACGTTTCGCTCGCGCGATGGCAAATCACAAAGAACGCTTGAGCAAAGCCAACTTGCTATGACATCTGACAAAGAGGGCGCGCTTGAATTGACACGCGCCCCCGAAGCAGAAGTTGCGGGTAAAGTGCGTCTGACATTTGTGGATGCTGATGCGGATTACAGTGCGCGTGCAGAAGAAGCGATGTTCCCTGATGAAGACAGCCGTTTGGTGTCTCAATCCGAGTTGCCTTTGGCGCTGACCCGCACTGAAGGCCGCCAGATTGTTGAACGTTGGTTGGCAGAATCGCGGGTGGCGCGAGACACGGCACGCTTTGCTTTGGCCCCGTCAGATTTCGCGCTTGGGGCGGGGGATGTGATCGAACTTGAGGGCGATGAGGGCAAAACCCGCTACCGTGTGGATCATGCGACCTTGGGGTCAGTACGTGAAGTGGAAGCTGTGCGTGTCGAAGAAGAGCTTTATGAACCCTCTGATACGGTTGAAGAAATTGTTGAGGCGCAACCCTTTTACGCGCCTGTCCCTGTTGTGTCACAGTTCTTGGATTTGCCGCTTTTGACAGGGGACAAGACGCCCTATGCGCCTTACATCGGTGCAACTGCGCGCCCTTGGCCAGGATCGGCGGCTGTCTATGGCTCAAGTTCCGACAGCGGGTATGAGTTGAACAAGCTGGTACCAAGTTGGGCGACGATCGGCACCACACAGACTGAGTTGTCTACCGCAGACCCCGCCCTTTGGGATCGTGGTCTTGCGCTGCGGGTCAAATTGGTGCGGGGCACGTTGAATTCGGTGTCACAAGCGGATGTGCTAAATGGGGCGAATGTTGCTGTCATCGGCGATGGGTCTAGCACAAAATGGGAAGTGTTTCAGTTCGCCACTGCCGAACTTGTCGCGCCAGAAACCTATGAGGTGTCCCTGCGTTTGCGCGGGCAGGCGGGGACGGATGCGTTACAGGCGGAATGGCCGATTGGATCGCGCTTTGTGTTGATCAACGACGCTCTGCGCCAGATTGATATCGCGCAGTCCGCTCGTGGTCTTGCGCGGCATTACCGGATTGGTCCATCGCAGCGCCCCTATGATGATCCAAGCTACGCGCATACAGTTCAAGCCTTTGACGGCATCGGGCTGCGCCCCTACGCGCCGGCACATCTGCGCGCTGTGCCCCATGCATCTGGGGATACGACCCTCACGTGGGTGCGCCGCACGCGCATTGATGGTGACAGTTGGCAATCTGTCGAGGTGCCTTTGGGGGAAAGTTCGCAAAGCTATGTCGTTCAAGTTGTGCAAGGCGGCAGTGTTGTGCGCGAAGACATCGTGAGCAGCCCATCGTGGACGTACCTCGCGTCTCAAAAAACTGCAGATGGCCTGTCTGGCCTCTACACCATTCAAATCGCCCAAATTTCCGATAGTTTCGGTGCGGGCCTTTTCAAAAGGATTGATCTCAATGAGTGATACAACCCGTTTTTCACTACCCCTTTTGCAGGCCGCTCAGGCGCAAAAACATGTCACCGTTAATGAAGCTTTGACCCGCCTTGATGGTCTGATGCAATTGAGTTTGTTGTCCGTGACAGACGCAACGCCACCGCTTTCTCCACAAGAGGGGGACGCATACGGTGTTGCGACCTCTGCCGTTAATGAATGGGCTGGACGCGACAGCGAGATCGCTTTGTTTGTCAACAATGGTTGGGTTTTCGTGCCCGTAACGCTTGGCATGCGGGCCTATGTGAACGATCAAAATGGCTGGGCCGCGTTTGATGGCACGGCTTGGATCATGGGCATGCAAACCTTGTCTGGCAACGGTGCAGGGATGCAGCATAAAGTCACTGAAATCGACCATATTATCGGTGCTGGGGCCACGTCTGCGTTGACGTCTGCGTTGCCGGGACAGGCCGTTGTATACGGTGTCACAGGCCGCGTTTTGGACGATATTACGGGCACTTTGACGGGGTATTCTGTTGGGGTGTCTGGGTCGACAAATAGATACGGGGCGGGTCTGTCTTTGTCTGCTGGCAGTTGGATGCGGGGTCTCACCGGCACGCCCTTGACCTATTATTCTGGCGAAGATTTGATTTTGACGGCAGAAGGTGGAGATTTTGCGACGGGTGAAATCCGTTTGGCGATCCACTATGCGCAGTTTTCTTTGCCCGCCGCTTAG